CGGCAGCGTCAGATGTGTATAAGAGACAGTCCTTCTACTATGACCCTAGCGGATACTATATCTAACATAGGTTGTGTATCTAGGGATGCTGTTGCATCTACTGGTAAAGACTTAATCTTTTTAGACCGTTCAGGCGTAAGAAGTCTGGCAAGAACAATTCAGGAAAAGTCCTCACCTATTGGGGACATATCTAAGAACGTAAATAATGACGTTAAGAATCTGGTAGTCAGTGAAACAGGTAATATTTCATTACATTACTCTCCTAAAGAAGCGTTTATTCTTGTTAACTTTCCGTCCCTTCAAGCGGTTTATGTCTTTGATACTAGATTTCCTTTGCAAGATGGTTCGTACCGCGCAACCACTTGGTCTAGCATTTCACCACTATGTTTTACTAATCTGGTGGATGACACTATATATATTGGTAATGCAACTGGCATCGCTGAGTATGATAGTTATACAGACGGGACAAGCTCCTATCAGCTAAGTTACTTCTCACACCCCCTAGCATTTGGGGATAGCTCCGTACTTAAGTTTCTAAAGAAGGTTAATTTAACTACCTTTGATGGTGCGGAGGCTACAGTCGTATTGAACTGGGCCTATGACTACTCAAATTCTTATAAGAAGCAGGCATACGTCTTACCTGCTAACAACGCTGCCCAATACAACATCTCTGAATACAACACTGAAGCCGAGTATTCTGGCTCTCTTAATTTAATTAACAGACAGAAGATAAATACTTCTGGTTCTGGTGCTGTCGTATCCGTAGGGGTGGAAACGACTGTGAACGGTAAGTCTATAGCTATACAACAATTTAATATTCATGCACTACTTGGAAGGATTGTCTAATGACTGATTACACGAAGACAACTAACTTTGCCGCCAAGGATGCCCTGGTGTCAGGAAATCCTGCTAAGGTGGTGAAGGGAACAGAAGTGAACACCGAATTTGATAACATAGCAACTGCGGTAGCTACTAAGGCTAATTTAGCTGCCCCGACATTTACGGGGACTACAACTGCCGCAAACCTCACAGTGTCAGGAACATTCACTGGCACTATTGATGGAGGGACTTACTAATGTCAATTTTTGACGTAAACAAAGACGGCGTTGTTGACTATAAAGACCTTGGTGCTGGAGCAGCAAATTTATTTGGTTTTGGTCAAGGCGGTGGTGGTTTTTTTGGTAGTCCTGGAGCAGGTCTTATAGGTGCTTTAGGTCAGGGTATGCTGACTGATAAAGCTATTAAAGATATAGGCCAAGCCCGTCAAGAAGCTAACATATTCTTTGGTGGCGCTACCGATTTACCCACTTATGAAGGCGGCTTATTGGGTGAGGTAGGAAGACAGTCTCAGTTCAAACCATTTACTGTCACGGGAACGAATGTATTTGGTCAGCCTTCTGCTGCTACTATATCCCAAACAGGCACTGAGTTAGCTCTAAGCCCGGAAGAAGCTGCATTACAAAGGTCTTTGACTGGATTTGGTCAGGGTGCTTTTGATTTCTTGGGCGACCCTATGGCTAGGGGTGAGGAGCAGACTAATATTATTGGTATGTTGACTCAAGACCCTGCTGCTAGAGCAACGAGAGAAGCAGATATATTTGGTAGATTAGAAGCTGTACAGGCTCCTGAAAGAGAAAGAGCCAGACTTCAATTAGAAGAAAGACTTTTAGGTCAGGGTAGGGGTGGTGTCCGTACCTCTATGTTTGGTGGTACTCCTGAAGAACTAGCTTTAAATAAAGCCATAGAAGAGCAACGCGCTAGGTCTGCCGTATCTGCTATGGAACAGGCTCGTGCTGAGCAAGCCCTACAATCTCAACAGACCCTACAGGGTTTGGGTGAGTTTAGGGGTAGAATGGGCCTATTAGGACAGCTTGGATTACAGGCTATACCTACGGCTTACACCCCTCAGCAAGAGTTACTAAGGACGTTAACTCCACAACTGGAGGCTTCACGCCTAGCAGCTACTTTGCAGTCTACTGGGCTAGGTTTAGGGGCTGGTTTGGCAGAATCTGCAATAGAATCCCAGTTGGGATTTGAAGCTCTTAAAAACGCCCTTAGACAGCAGCAGTATCAAGGTTTGTTTGACTTGTTAAGTGCCGAAAGGCGAGGCCAATCCTCTGGAACTACTACAAGTAGTAGCGGTGGCAATTTCTTTGAAAATCTAGTCAATGACTATTTAACCCAAACACCATACATGACTAATCAAGAAGTAACAGATTTAATTGGTGTACCAATGCCAAAACCTGACCTTACTAGCGGGACTCAGCCTTATATGACAAAGGAAGAAATAGAAAGGTTAACAGGGGTAAAACTTCCATAGGATTTAGAAATGGCTATTAACATACAATCTTTATTTAGCGACATTATTGAGACTCCTGCACAGCGTCAAGAAAGGATGCTGACCGAAGGGATACTCAAAGGGCGTGAGTTAACTGGTGGTCTTACAGGACTTGCTAGGACTCAAGCACCTCTAGTATCTGCCCTATCTATGCAAATGCCCCAAAGACAAGAAGCAATGCGCAGGAATGTGGGTGGAATGTTAGGCCTGGACGTTAGGAGTGAGTCTGAGAAGGTTCAGGACGCTCTGAAAGGTGTAGACCCTAATGACCCGCAAAGCCTTCTTCAAGCTGCACAAGCTGTAGGGAATTTAGGACTAGGCGCTCAATCTGCTCAGATGCGAGCTATGGCTGCTGATGTGACTAGGCAACAGCAAGCTGATTTGATGGCCCAGCAAGAGTTTGCTATGGGTCAAGCAAGAGATATTCAGGCTATTTCTGAGTCTCAGGAAAGACAAAGAGCAGCCATTGAGAATAGACTGCTTGCTCAGCAATCAAGAGAGCAAGGTTTAACGTCTTTTGAGCTTAATGAAAAACTTGACAGGATAAATCTTGAGGAGGCTGAAATTAAATTAAAGCAGCTTAAAGAAGGTGGCTCAGTAGACGAGATATTTGGAGGGCAAAAAATACTTCCTAATGGAACTATTTACTATGCTTCTAAATCTGGAGACCCGATAGTAAAAGACATAAATGGAAATGTTCTTACAGGAGAAGAGGCCAGAGCTTCTTTGGATGAAGGCCGTGAAATGGAAACAGAGCAGCAAAGAAACATTTATCAAGCAAGAAGACTTGGTACTGCGTCAGCACTCATTGCAGCAGATTCATTTGAACAAATTGGCACTAGTAGGGTTATGTTATCTAGTCTTAGAGATGCCGCAAGACTTGTTGAAGAGGGTGCAGCCACTACAGAACTAGAGGCTTTTTTGAAACCATTAAATCAAGCTACAAGCTTTTTAAAACAGGTTACTGGACAGCTTACTTTAGACCAGCTTAGTCAAGTCACCATGGGAGCTTTGAGCGAGAAAGAGCTTGAGCTTCTTCAAGCAACTGCGGCTCCAAGTGGATTTGATAAGCCTGCAATTATCAAATGGTATAAAGATAAAGCTGCGGCTACAGAAAAAGCTCTTGGTGTTTTGGAGCAACAAGCTGTTTATTTTAGTCAGCCTGGAGCAAATCCTGGAGAGTGGATTCAAATTCAAAAAGAAGTAAGAGAAAGCCAAGCTCAAGCCGCTCCAGGGCCAGATGCTGACGAAGGAAGAAGGTCAGCATTGGGGAAAGTATTGGGTAGAGATATACCTTCTGAAGCACAACCAGCAGACGCTGATGAGGCGGCCTTAGAAGCGGCAAGAAGAGAAATCCTTAGAGGTAGATAAGATGGCTGATAATTTACTGCAAGTAGCTAGAGACATACCAGAAAGGTATGTTCGTGAGCTTTCTACTGAGGATTTGAATGCTATAGCAGATGGCAGAGATGATGATGTCTCTATGTCTGGTCTTCAAATACTTATGAAGGGCAAAGAAGATTTAGGCATTGGTGAGCTTCTTGATATTGGCGGTGCTGTTGCTGGTGCTGGTACTGGTGCAGCCATAGGTTCTGCTTTTGGTCCTGTTGGAACAGTTGTTGGTGGAGTTATTGGCGGCGCAGTAGGAACATTTGCTGGAGAAGTTGCTGAAGATGTAATAGCCGACAGAGAAGTTCAATTAGGATTTCAAGAAGGCGGTGCTGCAAGAGAGGCTACTATTGGTGCTGTATTTGATACGGTTACTTTAGGCGCAGGACGAGGCATAAGAGCATATCGTGGATACAGAGCAGCAAATCCTAGTTTATCTGAGATGGGTCAAGAGTTTAGACCTATTTTAGACGTTATAGATGCTGCTCCAGACAGCCCAGCAGCATTAGCACAAGCTCAAGAATTTGCTTTAAGGTCTGGCGGCCCTTCATTGTCACCTACAGCTACAGAATCTGCCTCAATGCTGACTCAAATTGGTAGAGAGCTAGGGGAGATGGGTATCTTTTCTTCAAAATATTACGATGAAGATATAGCAAAACAAAAAGACGCTGTTTTAGATGCTTTTACATCTTTTTCAAATCAGGGTGTAGCAAGAACGCAAACAGAACTTGGAAAAGAGTTTATAACCCTAAAGTCTGCTGCTGACAAAGCAATGCACACTGTTTACGGAAGCCAGCTAGATACTCTTAAAAACTTAAAATCAGCAAGAAGCTGGGTAACCGTTGAGCCAATTGTTAAAAATTTAAGAGAGTTTTCCAAAAAATACGAAGCTACTCTTTTTAAGCCATTTGAAGGCCAAGTTGTTGTATCTAGCTTAGATGAAGGCGCAGTATCTCTAATCAATAATCTTGTTTCTGAACTTTCTGGCGCTGTTACTGGGCGATTTGCCAAATCAAGGCTAGAAGACGTTATTAATTTAGAGAAGCGCATAAATCAAGAAATATCAAAGATGGTTCCTGGTTCGGCTTATGGTAATGGAGTTGCTAGGAGGCAGCTTCAAGAGCTTCATAATGAGATAAGAAAAACAACTATAGGCATGATTAGGAAAGTAGACCCCTCAATGGCTAAGATTTACCAGAGGATGCAGAGAGAGTACAAGAATGGCTTGGACTTTCTTGATGAAAGAGGGGTTGAAAACCTTATAAAAAATGGTGTCAATAAAGAGGCTTATCAGGCAATAGGTAGAGATTTGCTTGGCAAGAACCAAGAAAAAACAAAGAAACTTATGACCTTGGCAGAGAGAAGCATCGCTATGAAGGCAAAAACAAAGCCCAAAATGGATGTCCGCTCTGAAATTAATAAGTTTGGAGAAAGCGTAAGAGCTTCTTATCTAAAAGAAAACAATATGGTAGAGACAAAAACTACTGGCAGGGCAGACCCAATTAGAAACATTTTCTCTGAAGATTCTGGAGCAGTAACTTTATTAAGAAGCGCAGATTCTGCTAAACAAATTTTTGGCGAGAGATGGCCTGAGCTTAAAAAGCTATTAAATCATGTCGTTACTATGTCAAAAACAAGAAACAGAAAGACTTTTTCCCTGGCTCTTAGCTCCGCTGAAATTGCGGCTGGTATTGGAGTTATAGGGGGTCTAGGTGCAGTTGGTGGCGGTTTAGTTGGAGCGGGTGTTGGTAGTTTGGCCGCCTCCGCATTGATACTAACAGCCCCAATATTTCTTTATAAGCTAACATCAAGACCTTCCCTGGTTAACAAGTATATTGCTTTGGACAATCAACTTGAGAAAGCTGCTAGAACAATGTCTCCTGAGCAAATACCAGAGATACTAATCTCTAACGTATCAAAGTTGTTGTCAGAGCTTCCAGAGGAAGACGTATTAGATATTAGGCAGGCAGTTTCTGACCCCAATTACAACTTCGGTCAATAGTTTTGAGGCAGTGCGGCATCCTGGGTTCCTCCACCCTCGCCTTTGGGTGCCGTACTGACCTCACCTTAATATCCAGTCTGTAAACTCCCTCACTGTTACCCTCTTACTCGTTTTCCTAGTCTCTCCATTGTGTCTAAAGTAAGTAACTAGGCAGTCAGCTAGAATTATGTCTCCATCAGATTGATGAGAGGCTAGTAATAGGTATGCTCTCTTATCTTTAAGAGAATCCACAAGCCTCCTCAAGGCTAAAGCCTGTCCCCTATCTGGTTTAGAGTTACCCTTCTTGCACTCAATGAGTATAAAGGTTTCATTATCTACTTCTATAA